CTCGCAACTTCGCAGCGGCGACCGCAGCGGAACCGGCGCAAAGGTGGCGACGGTTACCGGCACCCTCACGGCCGACAAGCAACTGAAATTTGATTCCAGCGGCAACATCGTCGCCTCCTCATCGGACATCGGCGGCGGTAGCGGTATCGGTGGCGCGGGCACGGTTTTGCTTGCGACTCAGACAGCGAGTTCTTCGGCGCAACTGGATTTCACGAGTCTCATAACGAGCACCTACGACGAGTACCAGTTTGAATTTCTGAACCTCATCCCCGCGACGAACGGCGTTGACTTCTACATGCGCATGTCGACCGACAACGGCAGCACATTCGACAGCAGCGCCGTGTACAGCCGGGTTCACTACGCGATCATTCTTTCGGCCTCCAACCGGCTCGGCGGCACGGGTGAGACCGAGTTGCGCTTGGCTGATGGTGCCACTGTCGCGAATACCTCAGGCATGGGTATTTGCGGCTGGCTGAAGCTGTACTCGCCGCTTTCGACTTCGCTCTACAAGCGCATGATGGGGCAGGTCACGATTTACGGCACGTTCGCCAACCCGCGCGAACACATGATTGTTTCGGGTGGATGGGAGTCGCTCTCGGCGGCTGACGCGGTGCGGTTCTATTTTTCGTCCGGGAATATTTCCAGCGGAATTATCCGCATGTACGGGATCGCAAAATGAGCGTTTGGCTCGCCATCCCATCAAAGCGCCCGCAGTCAGAGGCGCAAGCGTGTATAGACCGCTGGCGCGCGCGGGGCTACCTCGTGGCGATGCACCGCGACACGGGCGACGACATCGTAGACTGCGACTACTTGAGCTACGGCGATTACCAGGGCTACGCGAAGACGGTCAACGCGCTGATTCGCGCGGTGATGAAGTTCGACACTGACGCGCGGTGGTTTATCGCGGCTGGCGACGACATTTCACCGGACCCAACGAAGCGGGCCGATGAGATCGCGGACGAGTGCGAAACTTTTTTTGCGAAATTTGATGCGCGCGGCGGGCTTCCACATAGCCACACCTTCGGCGTAATGCAGCCAACCGGCGACCCTTGGGCCGACAGCGCGGGCCGGATGATCGAGCGAATTGCAGGCTCGCCGTGGATCGGGCGCGAGTTTTGCGAGCGGGCCTACGGCGGCAACGGGCCGTACTTCGAGGGATATCGCCACTGCTTCCTCGACAACGAAATCATGGACGTGGCGAAGCTGCTCGGTGTGTTCTGGCAGCGGCCTGACCTGACACACCATCACGCGCACTGGACGCGCGAGCGGCGACCGATGCCGGGCTATCTCGCCGAGCCTAACAGTCCCGCGCACTGGCAGAAATATCACGCGCTCTACCGCGAGCGCAAGGCTGCTGGTTTTCCTGGGTACAAGCCGCTCGCCGCCGGAGCGGAAAACTTCTTGGCTGGCTGCGATATCTGCGGATCAAAGCATGTTACGGCGCTTTCGCAGGAAGGATCACTGGGCCAAGTACGGGCCTATTGCGAGGCACACGCAGGATGAGTCAATTTCCATACACCTTTAACTGTCACGATTGCGGAAACGAAATCCGCGTTACGTCATGCGGTTGTTGCTCTGGCTGCGGGCGGGTTTATATCGGCGATGAGTTACCGGACGGACCGGCTGATTGTATCTGCATCGGATCGTTTATAGTTCCAGCGGAAAACACTTCGAAGGTGCTCGCGTGACCGCTTACATGATCTTCAGCGGCGGCGGCGTCAACTGTCACGACTCGCGTTTTGTCGCAGCCTTCACTTCCGAGGAAAAAGCGGCGGAGTACGTCGCGGCCTTCCCGAAATCGGCTGCCGACGATCGATGGGCAATCGAAGAAATCGAACTTGATGAGGCTGCGGCGTGATTCTTGCGCAGGTCGTATCCGCCGCATGAAGCGAATATATTGTTGCTTTTCGGGCAGCGCGTACCACGAGACAACGGGCGCAATCGTCGAGCGCGCGCCGCGCATGGGAGCCGATCAAGTCATCGTCTATGACGACCGCTGGCTGATGGATCAACCGCTATTCCGCGACCCGCGTTTTCAGTGGCTCTACACACACAAGGGGGTCGGCAATCCTGACGGCGGGCGCGGTTTCGGTTGGTTCAGTTGGAAGCCCTACGTGATCGCGGACGCGCTTTCGCGCTGCGAGCCGGGCGACATCGTTCTCTACACCGACGCCGATACATACCCCGTCGCGCCGTTTGGCGTGCTGTACGACGAATGCGCCAAGCGTGACGGCATGATGCTATTCAGCGCGGTCGGCTGCTGGAATACGATGTGGACGAAGCGCGATTGCCTGATAGCGATGGGCATGGACGAGCCGAAGTATCGAGACTGTCAGCACGCCGTCTGCCGCTTCATGTTGTTTCAGGCGGGCAACGAGCGCGCGAATCGGTTTCTCGCGGAATGGCAGGAATACTGCCTGACGCCCGCGTGTCAAACATTCGAGCCGTCCGTGCTGGCGCCGGAGTACCCGGAACTTCGCGAGCATCGCACCGAGCAAAGCGTCTTCACGCTGCTGGCGCACAAGTACGGCGAGAAGCTTTACCGGGAAGCCTGCCAGTTTGGCAACTCGGTCGACGACGACAAGGATCTTTACGGCCAACTCTTCGAGCAGGTCGGCACCACGCGCCCGAAGTCGCTATCTGGCAGCGCCTACAGAAATGCCTGAGATTCACACGGTTAATCTTGAGTTCACCGTCCATTGCAATAAGCGCTGTCCCGACTGTTGCGCTGGTGTCGGGATCAATCGGGAACTGAAACATCATCCGTGGTCCTATTTCGAAGCTGCGGCGAAGTGGTTGAAAGGCATTCCGCGCATACATCTGACGGGTGGCGAGCCAACGCTTCATCCGAAGTTTGCCGAGTTCGTGCCGAAGCTGCGGAAGCTATTCGAATGCGAAACACTGACGATGGTTACCAACGGGTTTCTGGTTGCCAAGTACGAAGATTTGATTGTTGACACCTTCGACTGGGTGAACTGGTCGGACTACGAGGATCGGCGAGATGCGCTCGAAAGCCTGCGCCGCCGAATGCCGGTCAATGTCAAACACGAGGGCGTCAACGGAGCGCTGTTCATGCCACGGGCGGCTGCCGGACAAGGCAAGCCCTGCACCCGCGCCGCGTGGCTGTCTTTCGGTTGCGCCTACGCGGACGGTAAATTTTGGGGCTGCTCGGTTGCACCTGGATTGACTGACGCCGTACCGTTTGAGCCGTGCGAGGACTGGCGAGCAAAGCTGCTGGCCGCGCCGCTGCCGTGTTCTACGTGTTTTTTGAGCGAAGCATGAAAATCAAGCAAGTTCGCGTACCAGCTAGCGAGTTTTTAGCTTCCGCGCCGGAAGGCGCAAAGGTCATTGACGCCTATTTCCGCGACGGCTTAGTGTGCGCCATCGTCGAAAGCGAATCATACCCGGAACACGACGGCGCTTGGTGTCAAAGCCCAATTGCCGAACGAAGGAATGGATGAAAGACTACTCACAAGACGGCGAACAAGCCGCAATTTTGAAGGCCGTTGAAGGCGTGCGCAGCGGTCGGTTCCTCGACCTCGGTGCTTGGCATCCGACAGAGTTTTCGAACTCTCGGGCGCTGGTCGAAAACGGCTGGACTGGTTTACTGGTCGAGTGCTCACCTGGGCCGGCGCGAAATCTCATTCAAGAGTACGGCGCGAATAAATGGCCTGGAATCGAGGTGATCGTCGCTGCGGTTGGTTTCGAAAAGCACCTAATCAAGATTCACGCCACTGATGACGCTGTAAGCACGTCGGACGCCGCGACGCTCGAAAAGTGGAAGTCTGCCGGCGGATATTATGGCTCGTTTTTGATCCCGCAAATCACGCTTGAGGATATCGGGAACCAGTTCGGCAGCGATTATTCATTCATCAATATCGACGTGGAAGGCGCAAGCGTCGACGTGTTTCATCGAGTCATCGAACTGGGCTGGTCACCGAAATGCGTCTGTGTTGAATATGACGACCGACTGCCGGAGCTTTTGACGTGCGCGAGCCGCGCCGGATACTCCGCCAGCTTCACTAACGGGACGAATTGCGTGCTGGTGCGCGGATGAAGCTGGTAGGGCTGATGACCGTCCGCAACGAGGCGGCATTCGTGGGCCTCAGCGCCCGCGTAGCGCTTCGCTGGTGCGATGGGCTTGTTATCCTCGACCACGCATCGACCGACGCGACACCGGGCATCCTAGCGCGAATCGCGGGCGAATTTCCGGGGCGGGTGACGCTACTTCACGAGCCTGATTCGACTTGGCAAGAGATGAGCCACCGGCAGCGGACTCTCGGCGCCGCGCGGGATCTCGGCGCGACGCACTGCGCCATCATCGACGCCGACGAAGTTCTCACGGCCAACATGCTCGATTGGATTCGAGGCGAGGTGGCGACGCTTCAACCGGGGCAGATTCTCCAGATCCCAATGCGGAATATGTGGCGCTCGCTGGACCGCTACCGCTCTGACCGCTCGCCGTTCGGCAACATGGCGATTACGACCGTGGCTTTCGGCGTTTCGGCCGAAACCGCGTGGCACGACCAATCTGGCTACCCGCACCATCACCGCGAGCCATACGGCGCACGAGGGGCACGGCGGTTTTACTGGCAGCAAGTCGACGGCGGCGTTATGCACCTTCAGTTTTCAAACTGGCGCCGGCTGGTGGCGAAACAGTCTTGGTATCAGGCGATGGAGGCCGTTCGGTTTCCGTGGAAGTTGAAAACCGAGATCGCCGCGACATATTCGCAAGCGATGAGCGAGGCAGGACTGGAGACGGCGGCGGCGGGCGTTTCCTGGTGGGCCGGCTATAGCGACATCATGCACCATTTGAATATCGACATCGAGCCTTGGCATGAACGCGAGATCACGCGAATGTTCGCCGATCACGGCGCGGCCTTCTTCGATGGTCTGAACATGGGGTATCGACCCGCATGAGAGCCGGGCTGCTGGCGCGTTCGCGCATCACCATTGAGCGCGCGACGGCGAGCCAGAACACCTACGGCGAAGACGTGCCGACGTGGAACACTATCGGCTCATGTTGGGCCAATATTAGGCCACTACAGGGCCGCGAGCTTGAAGCCGCTCAGCAAACCTGGGCCGAGGCGCGTTTTCGCATTGAGGTTCGCTATCAGCGCGGCGCTGGTTTTCAGCGCAAAGACCGCGTGATATGGGGCACGCGAACGCTCGACATTCTCGACGTGGAGGACCCGGACCAACGGCAGCGGCGGCTGTTTCTGACGTGCAAAGAATATGCCTCGTAACTCGATCAACAGAGACGCGCAAAAAGCACTCCGCTTCGAAGGGCTCGACGAGATTCAGCGCAATTTGTCCAACGTCATCGACAAGACGACAGGCAAGGCCGCGAAAGAGGTCTACTTGCGCGCCGGGCTGAAGTTGCGCGACAAAGCGCGGGACCTCGCGCCAGTCAAAACGGGGCGGCTGAAGAAATCGCTGTTTGCTGCGCGCGGTGACGAAAACAAGCCAAACGTGCTGATCGGCGTCAACTACAAGATCGCGCCACACGCGCATCTGGTCGAATACGGAACCGTCCGCGCGCCCGCTCATCCGTTTCTTCGGCCCGCGGTCAGCGCAACCGCGCAAGAGATGCGAACCATCGTCGAAAAAGGGCTGCGCCAGATCATCGAGGACGCCGCAAATGGCCGTAATTGAGGAGCAAGTCTACACGATCCTCTCCGGGATCTCGGCAGTCACGGCGCTGGTTCCAGCCGCCCGCATCAAGGTTCCTGGCGACTGGCAAAACCTCACGCGACCGTACATCGTTCACTTTCCGGTTTCGCCCGCGCCGGTACACGTTCACGACGACTCGGCGATTCAGCCGGGAATCTGGGACTTCTACCAGGTGAGCGTGTTTTCGTCGACGTACTCGGAAGGCCGCGCCATTATCGACGTGCTGATTGAAAACTTCCGGGACAATCTCACGGGCGGCGTGACGGCGCTGCTGCAACCGGGGTCGTTCTACCAGGGCCACGATAAGGTGGGCGAAACGACCGTTCACCACTTCGCATTGAATTTCCGCATCGCCGAAGGCTTATAGCCTCCGAGCGTCTCGCCTTCGGCTATTGGGCCGTCGCCGCGTTCATCAACTTCTAGCCGCGCCGAAAGGCGCTAGGAGAAACCGTTATGGCCACTGGTGGCATCATCAACAACGGCACGAAGTTTGCGTATAGCGCGACCTCGCCCGTCTCATGGACCCGGCTCGGACAGGTGCTCGAAGCGCCGGAACTCGGCATCAGCCGCGACAAGGTAGACACGACCGTTCACGGAACCTCGATCTTCATGCGGTCGATGCCCGGCATGGCGGAAGTTTTGCCCATGCAAATCACGCTTCTGAGCGACCCGAGCCAAGCGACCTCGCCCGCTCAGGACGCAATGCGGACGTACTGCGTCGCGGGTACCACGATTTACTTCCGCGCCGAAATTCCAGTCGACCGTTCGCAGTCGTCCTACCGAGCGTGCGAGTTCCAGGGCTACGTGCTCGATTGGAAGGTCACGGGCGGCACGCCGGGCGACCGTCAGGAATGTCAACTGACCATCGAGTTCGACGACAGCGCCTGGACCTGGTACAACGCGGGCTCGAGCGCGATCAGCTAACGAGTATGAGAGCAATCGATCCAGTCACAATCACCACCACCGATGGGCAGCAGCGAAAGCTGCTGCTCTCGATGGGCGGCATTCGACGCCTGAAGCAACGCATGGGCGTCAAGAACTTCGGCGAATTGATGGCGCTCGACACCGAGGCTATCAGCGTGCCGATGATCTTCGAAGCGTTGCTCGACAAAGGCAACCTCACCGAGGAAACGCTGGCCGACATTCTGCCCGCGCACCTGGAAGACATCGCGGCGACCGTCGTGAAGCTGCTCGGCGCATCCATGCCCGAGGCCCGCCCTACGACAGCGGAGCCGAAGCCGCAAGCGACTCAGTAGACGGCGATCTTGATTTGTGGGCGTTCTGGACTCAGATTCTAGGGCGCTCATCTGATGAGTTTTGGGAACTGACGCCGCGCGAGATCCAGGCGTGCTCGGAGGCCTGGGCGCGTGTCGAGCGCGCGCAGAACATTCGCGCCGGAACCATTGCGGCGTCGGTCTATAACGTCCACCAAGGGCGCGGCAAAAAGCCGCTGAAATGGTCGGACTTTTTCACTGACACGGAAGCGAAGCCGAAGCAGCCGCAATCAGCCGAGGCAATTCTGGCGGGCTTCGAAGCCGCGTCTAAAACGCTCGAAATCGTGAAGTCACAGAGAGGAGGGTAAAGCCATAGCATCACTCGGCGACATGTTCGTTACGGTCGGCGCAAAGATCGACGGTTTCGAGAAGGCGATGGGCACTGTGGGCCAACGCCTGCGCGCCATCGACCGCGACGTAAACAAGACCTTCGGCGGCTTTGACAAGATCGGCGACAAGCTATCGACCATCGGGCAATCGCTGACTGTTGGCCTTACTCTTCCGCTTGCCGCAATCGGCGGCGCGGCAACAAAGATGGCCGCTGACTTCGATCTCGGCCTCCGCAAGGTCGGCTCGCTCGTCGGCGGCTTCACTGACGGCGAAATGCGACGGCTCACCGATCAAACGCTTGCCGTGTCTCGCGCGCTCGGTATCGACGCGGTGAAGGCCACCGATGCGCTTTACGAAGCGATTTCGGCGGGCGTGCCAAAGGAAAACGCCGTCGATTTTCTGGCCGTCGCTTCAAAGGCCGCTATCGCGGGCGTGACCGATACGAAAGTAGCGGTCGACGGGCTGACGAGCATCATCAACGCTTACGGTTTGAAAACGACCGACGCGAAGGAAATCAGCGATGCGATGTTTCAGTCGGTGAACATCGGCAAATTCCAATTCGACCAGCTCGCTTCATCCATCGCCATTGCAACACCGCTCGCTTCGTCGCTCGGCGTAGGGTTCAAGGAAGTTCTGGCCGCCGGCGCCACGCTCACCTCGCAGGGCATGTCCATCAGCGAAGCCCTCACGAGCGTCCGAAGCGCCATGACTGCCATGATCTCGCCAAATAAGCAGATGAAGGAGTTGCTTGCGGCGACCGGCTACGAGACCGGGCAAGCGTTGATTCAAGCGAAGGGCTTTCAAGGCGCTCTAGAAACGCTGCGCGAAGCCGCGCACGGCAACGTCACCACGCTCACCGACGCCTACGGGCGCGTCGAAGCGTTGGGCGCTGGCTTGAAGCTCACCGGCGAATCGGCGGCGAAGGCGCGCGCGGATCTCGACAGCGTGAAGAACTCGTCGCAGGGCCTCGGCGCGGCGACAGCGGCATACAACGAGATCAACAAGAGCGCCACCCGCCAATTCGAAATGGCCGTGACCGCGATCAAGGCGACCGCCATCGAACTCGGCGTCGCACTGCTGCCCGCCGTGAATCAGTTGCTTCAGGCATCGCAGCCGCTCATCGCCATGCTCACCGACGCCGTGAAGTGGTTCGGTGCGTTGCCGCCATCGGTCCAGACGACCATTCTCGGATTCACTGCCGCCGCAGCCGTCATCGGGCCTATGGCGATGGCGCTTGGCACACTGGTTTCGACCGTCGCGCAAGTCTCGGCCGCGTTCACGTCGCTCGCCAGCATCAGCGGCGTGACGCTTTCCGGCGCACTGGGCGCGCTTGAAATGGCGTTGACCCGCATCGTGCCCGCCGCCGCCGCCGTAGCTGCGGCGTTTGTCGTGTTTGAGGGCCTGAAGGAAATTGCCGCGAATGCGCAAAAGGTGCACGAGGAACTGGGTGGCCTTTACGAAGTGGTCGGCTCAGTCGGCAAAGCGATTATCGGCCTTTACGGCATGGCGCTCAAGCCGTTCAACGATACGCTTGGCCTGACTGGCGAAACGCTCAAGCCCGTTGCGGAATGGTTCGGGAAACTCGATCTCGCGGCGCTGAGTGCCAGCAAGCGGCTTCACGCCGTCAGTCTTCCGCTCGGTGTGGCGAACGATCTCCTGAAGGAGCTTCACAAGTGGCTGCAATTGGTCAACGGGAAAACATACGACACCATTGACGCGCAAGAGGCGATGCGCAAGGCGCTCAACGTCAACTCGCAGGCGATGCGAAAGCAGGGCGACGAAGCCGCGCAGATCAAACAGCGCACCGACCAGACCACGACGGCGACCAAGGCTTTCGAGCAAGCTGTAAAAAACACTTCCGGCGCGCTGGCCGATCACACGATCAAGACTCGCCACGCCAAGGACTTGGTTAAAGAGTTCGGCGACGGCATTCCTTCCGCAATCGTGGCCGAGTACGAACGACGCATTAAGGCGGCGCGCACGGAGATCGCAAAGGCAACTATCGATCATCAACTTGCTGTGCTCGCGGGCAAGGACTGGAACGCGCAACTCGAAGCGAACATCAAGTCGGCTAGCGAGCTTTCCGACTCCCTCACTAAACTGCGCACCGACGCGCTGGCGAAGTACGTCACCGATCTCGGCAAGGCTGGCGACTCGACCGCGATGCTTTCCGGCCAGATTCAGGACATGGCGCGGATCGGCAAGGAGCAGTTCGGCACGGTCACGACCGCGAGCAAGGAAGCTGCCGAAAAGCAAACGGGCCACTGGAAGGATTTCAGCAAGGACGTTTCGACGGTCTTCACAAACTTCGCGCAGACCATCGCGAAATCGCTTTTCGACGGCGATCTTTCCTTCGGCGAGAAGGCGAAGAAGATGCTCGTGTCGCTGGGCGAGGCGGTCACGGCGAAGTTTATCGAACCCGCGACCAAGGCCATCGGCGACTTCATCAGCGGCGTTCTCTCCGACCTTATGAGCGGCAAGGGCCTTGGCGGCGTGCTCGACCGCATCAAGGACATCGGAGAGGGCATCGGCAAAATTTTTGGCATCGGCGCGGACACAGCTTCGACCGCTGCCGGGGCCGCTGGCACTGCGACAAACGCGGGCGGATCGGCGGCTGGCTCTGCTGGTTCCGCCGCTGGCTCGGGCATCGCGGGCATCGTCGGCGCAATTGGTTCGGTCGTGTCCGCTGTTTCTGGCATCATCGGGAATTTTCAGATGGCGAAACAAGAAACGACCTTGAACGCCATCGAGGAGTCTACCCGCTACGTGAAAATCTGGACCGGCGAGCAGTCACAGAACATGCTCTGGTGCCTCCAGACGATGACCGAGCGCAGCGGTTACATGGTGACCGCGCTCGACGCCATCGGCCGATT